GGAGCTTTTAGCAACACCATTTTTTGAGTTTGGACGCATTCGGTTCCAGCCCCACAACACACCTCGATCCATCGGGTAGTAGGTGTTTTCGCCGCTCGCTCTAAACACGACCTCAACAGCATACCGCTTAATATTTCTCATTTCATTCTCCTTCGTTCAATATTTGTCTTACCGATATCGCTGTATCTGTGTATGCTAGATCGCCTTCGACTATTGCGCGTATCTTGGCGTGCATGGCGTCAACCTTGTCGGCTTCACAAATCGTAATAATGGACTCGTCGCTGGTTAAAAGACTCATCCGTTGCAGTTTCACATCCGTGAATACTCCGCCTTCTATCAACTTATCAAAGTGATTGCTCGTACCTTTAACGTCTTCGTTAAATTGCTTTGCCATGTTCCTCATCGACTCAACATAAGGTGATGGTTTGACGCTGTGTTTCCTGAATTCTTTATGGAAGCCGCTGCCATTTACCACAGCAGCGGCTTTACTGTGATCAAGATAATTAGCCGCGTCCTCGAACACTTTCCGCATAACCTCAATTTTAGCTTTGAGTTCAACAGACTCTATCATTTCCCATCCTCCAAGATAAACGGTTTATATTTGTCGTTGGGAATGCGGCTGATAGCCATACCAGCAACACCCGCAGAAAGGAACTGCACACCCCAGCCCCAGCCCATAAGCTCGCAGCCGTACGACATCGTTAGTGTTATCACTAATAGAATCACCATCCCAAGCGGCTGCAATACCAATTTCTTTTTCATACTTTTTCCTAATGTTGGTTTCATCTCGTTATCTTTCCCCATGGCTGACGCTTGACAGCCATAAGTGGTTTGTGGGTTCTAGTCGCCATTGGGTGACGTCGATCTTGCTTGCGATCTATATATTCCACTAAAGCTGATACCACAGACCAAGCTATGGCTAGGATTAAAAGCAATTGAAAAATAAATGCCACATCATTATTCATCCTCGTCACTGCCTATAATTTCGTCATCCTCGTCACTAAAATCGGGGCCATCATCCTCGTCATCACCTAAATACCAGTCTTCGTCTCGTGACTCGTATTCGGCAATTGCTCTTTCAAGTTCATCTATGCCCATAGTATTTTCCTAGTTTGTGGTCGGTCGTTAGTTCGCCAGTCCATGTTAAGTTTCCTATTATATAGGATCTGTCCTCTAACGGTATACTTATTATAGCATATCCGCTCCGGTCTGACAATGTGTGTTTAGGCCCACAGGGACGCACAGGGAGGTACTCTCCTCTCCTGGCCTCGATCCGGGACCCCGCCCATGCACACGGCCTCGGGGGTCGACGGGGCGTGGTGGATACGAAGCTTTTCTTTTTCGCGCGCGTGCGCGTACCATAGGGGGTGGCACACGCGGCACTTGACAACCGGCCTCGGATGTGTTTTAATGAGCACAACGACTATGGAAACGTTCTGTGCCTCTCCCTATTTTATCGCGTAATATAGAACCACAGAGGCTAGGTCAGCTGACTGACGCTGTTGCCTGTGATCCCGTTCTGTTGCGTGCTAGAATGCATCATCTCGATAATGAGTTACTTAACAGCCCTGCCGGTATAGCAAACGCTACGAAAATCGAACTTATCAAACAGCTACAGGAGCAAGCCCCTTGGCTGTTACCCCTGATTATATAGCTGTCGTCGATGAATCCAAAATGGACATCGATGCTCAGATACTACACCAGCGCGAGACTCGTTGGGATAAGTTTGATAATAAGATGAAATCGTTTGCTATGTCATACGCTACCCATTATAATCATCGGGCAGCGGCAGAAGAAGCAGGTTTTCCTAAATCCTCAGGCCTCCAACTCGTTCGTAACCACTTGATCCAAGCGTTAGTCTCAGACCTCGTTCTACAAAAACAACTACGTACCGGCGTCACAGACGACTTTGTTGCCACAATGTGGATGAAAATTTTGCCGATGTTAATGGGTGATCAAGAATCCCCCCTAGTAAATTCGTTGGGTGAAGCCGTTCAGGTTAAAAAGTTCTTTGCTACGGAAACAGTGGCCGCGCTGCGTGAAATGAGTAAAATCACCACGACGACATTAGCAGCTGGTGAGGGTGTTGGCCTGGATGAAGACGATTATAACTTGTTTAAGCGGGGTGGTAAATGACAGCCCTTGCTATCCAAATGTCACTGCAGCCACCCGCTATAGTGATGAAGAAAAAACAATTCACAAAAACTGAAAAACAGACTATTGCTACCAGGCTTCAAGCTGCGTATTTGAATGTACTCTTAGTCGGGGGCAGTCGGTCCGGCAAAACGTTTATAACTCTGCGCAACATTCTCATTCGTGCCTGCGCTGTTCTCAGTCGACATGTCATGTTCCGTTTTAAATTTAACGCTATCAAACGTTCGGTAGTGTACGACACTCTTCCTGCAGTTTGGAATATATGCGGCTTTAAAGATATGTTAGGGCCATTATCCAAATTCCTCAACAAATCCGATCTTTTCATAGAGTTACCTAATGGATCACAGATTTGGTTCGGTGGTCTGGACGACAAAGAACGAACTGAAAAAATTTTAGGTACCGAATACAGTACCTTGTATTTTAACGAATCAAGCCAGATTCCTTATGATTCTGTGGTTCTGGCGCTAACACGTCTCAGCGAAAACAGCGGACTAGATTTGGTAGCATATTACGATTGTAACCCACCCACTAAAAAGCATTGGACTTTCCAACAGTTTATCACAGGGGTGGTACCGGGAACACACGAAAAGATCAAAAATCACGAAGCCGAATATGCTGTCCTGGTTATGAATCCGGACGACAACAGGAAAAATCTGCCTACTAGTTATTTCGATCGATTAGATGCACTGCCTCGAAAGCAACGTGATCGTTTCCGCGATGGTTTGTTTAGTGAAGACACCGAAGGTGCACATTGGAATTCTGATATGATCGACCAGGCATTATCCAAGCCTGAACCGGATATACTAATTAGAACAGTTATTGGTGTTGACCCCGCAATAACAAACGAAGATAAGTCCGACCTATGGGGCATTGTGGCAGCCAGCATCTATCATGGCAATGTTATTAACGTTGACGGTAAGGATGTCGAACGTTTCCAAGGATATGTACACACTGATTATAGCCTGAAGGCCAGTCCCCAAACTTCTGTTCTTGTTGCTATCAAAGCATACCATACACATGATGCCGATGCAATTGTGGTGGAAGTAAACCAAGGCGGTGATATGGTTGTGGATTTGCTTCGATTGAATGGGTTCAAGGGAAAAATCATAAAAGTGAACGCTAGCCGGGGCAAATTCGCACGAGCAGAACCAGTGGCTGCGCTCTATGAACAAGGATTGATTGGTCATAACTCCGGCCTGAATCATTTGGAAGACGAACTCACGACTTTTACCCCCTTTGATCCGAAGACTAAGAAAAGTCCAGATCGTTTAGACGCTTTTGTTTGGGCTATGACAGCATTGTTCCTCGGAAAAACACAATTCGAATGGAATTTACTATAAGGAGATGGTATGAAAAAGATATTAACATTTTTAATCATTTCGTTACTGTCATTCGAGGCTGCTGCTGCACGCATTCACGCACTTGTATCGACAAGCATACCAGGCCCAGCAATTCTCAAAAAACAAGCTACATCATCAGTCGCTGATATGGATATCACTGGCGGATTTGATGGTTACTTGAAACTTAACTAGGGGCTGATATGAGTTCAATGAACGGCTCAGTTAAACTAAAGACTCCTGTCGGAGTTGCGACTGTATTTGGGCGAACAAGGGAAACGCCTGCTCTCGGAACGCATGAACTGTTAGCCGGATATGGCAAATACCCATGGATTCGGGCAATCAGCGATAAAATTGGGCAAGGGATTGGCTCTACAGAATGGTGGCTCAGTGCTAACGGCGTAGAAGTTGAAAATCACCCCTTATTAGACCTGTTACGTCGTCCTAACCCCGGAATGTCAGGAAAGGCTTTTTTCAAGTGGAGCGGAACACACTTCGCCCTCACTAATGAAATTTTCTGGCTGATCGAGAGGAACGGGGTTGGGATGCCGATTGAGCTATGGCCCATTCCTGCATCTTGGGTCTTGAACATCCCAGTGATGGGTAACCCTGATGGCCAATACGAGATCTCATTCAAGGGACGTCGCAGTTTTTTCCCTGCCCAGGATATTGTTTACATTCGCGATTTCGACCCATCTAATCCGTATGGACGAAGCAGTTCACCAGCCAAGGCACTTGGTGATGAAATAGAAAGCGACGAATTTGCGGCCAAATATGTCAAGTCGTTTTTCATGAACAGCGCCAGACCTGATTTATTGATCTACAGCGAAGACAAAGAAAACCCTATTAGTACAGAAGATGCAAAGCGTTTGGAATCTTCATGGCTAGCTAAATTGCAAGGTTTCCGCAAGAAGTTTCAACCTTTCTTTCTGCCAGGCAAAGTAGGCGTCAAGGATTTGCAAAGCGATTTGAAGTCAATGGACTTAGTTGATCAACGCAAATTTTGGCGTGATATTTGCCTCCAGGTTTATGCTATTCCGCCCGAGGCTATGGGTATCGTGGAAAGTAGCAATCGCGCCACAATCGCGGCTGCTGAATTCTTTTTAATGAAACATGTCATTGTGCCTCGCGTTGAGATTATCCAAGACTCAATTATTATCGCGTTGGCGTCTCAGTTTGACACACGGTTAAGAATTGACTTTATTAGCCCGATTCAAGAAGACCGAGAGCATGCATTAAATGTTAGTAAGGCTCATCCCCATGCGTTTACTTTAGATGAGATTCGTGAGCAGGCAGATCTTGAGCCAATAGATAATAATGAAGGCGAGATTTATCCTTTTCAGTTTAATACTATGTTTAGTGTGACTCCCGGTGGAGGGGCTGGTGGCGGAACCCCCCTTTCTGCGCCAGCTCCAACCCAACAGTTGTCTGTTAAAATGACCACGGTCAAAGAATTAAGTGGCCCAATGATTGAAGATATTCTATTGGTTGTTAACAATGATGATTTTGTGCCAGGGGTAAAAGCGGCCAACGCTGAAGCGGTAGCTAATTTTGGTCAGGTTTTAATAGACCAAGTAGATGTTGGTATTTCATTTGACATCGCAGCTGTTAGGGTTCAAGAATTTTTGGCTACACAAAGTAGCGAACGTATAACTCTCGCAAACGAGACAACCAAGGGGCAAATTCGCGTAGCTTTGGCTGAAGGTAGCGCCGCAGGTGAGGGCGCAGCCGCCATCAGCAAAAGAATTGTTGATATATATGAAGAAGCAAGGGGAACCAGAGCATTTCGTATTGCCAGAACCGAAACAACTCGTGCTAGTAATTTTGGCACGTTAGCTGGGATGCAGCAAGTCGGTATCAAACAAAAACAGTGGTTCACTGTTGGGGATGACAATGTTCGTTCGACTCACCAATCATTAAACGGCCAAACAGTTCAAGTGAATAACGCGTTTGTCTCGCTTAGTGGAGCACAGGCACTATATCCAGGCAATTTTGGTGTCGCTGAAGAAGACATCGAATGCAGATGCAGCATATTAGCTGTGATAAACCCTCAGGCAAGTATAAATATTCCATCCACCAAAGATTTTGAGCAGCAGCGCGTTCCTTATACTAGGTTGATGGAACATGCTTATGTTAAAGGATTTGATGCCCAAGAATTAGAAGTGATAGCAGCGTTTAATGATGTATTCAGAGTATGAGACAGTAAGCCGAATGTAACCGTGCTCATTCGCACGAAAATGAACTAAATGAAAGAGGTGCAGATATGCCAATCAAGTTACTAGAACGCAGGGAGTATGCTAAAAAGTTCAGCAAAGACTTGAGCATGGGATTGACAGATAGTAATGGCGTCGCAATCAGAAAAGGTTTCACACCTATTGAAATTAAAGCGGTATCAGATGATGTTATCCGGTTTATTATTAGCGATGGTAGTGTTGACCGGGACAACGATACAGTAAATGTCAATGGCTGGCAGCTTGATAATTACCTCAAGAACCCTGTGTTCCTGTGGGCGCATGAACACCATAGTGTTCCTATTGGCAAAGGCACGGATTTGCATGTCCAGGATGAGAAGCTTATTAGTGATACCATTTTTGTTGGTAAAGATATCATGGAATTTGCACATATGATATATCAGCTTTATAAAGGCGGGTTCATGAATGCGGTCAGTGTTGGTTTTATGCCGGACGAACGTGTATGGTCAGAAGAGCAAGGCGGCATCAAATTTCTAACGCAAGAATTATTGGAATATAGCGCCGTACCTGTACCCGCTAACCCGAACGCTTTGCAGATTGCTCGCAGTGCGGGTATTGACATTGCCCCTTTAAAAGGCTGGGCGGAATCTTTACTTGACGAGTGGACTGAGGGGAATCGTTCTATCGGTGCAAGCCGTAAGTCACTTGAGCGAATGTTCAAGGATGCCGACAACGGCAAGATGATTAATGGCCCAGGTCAAAAACTGGTACACCCAACAACGGGCAAAGAGTTGGAGCTTGACCCCGCAAAGGTTAAAGAGATTCGACAAAAGAACATTTGGGAGCCTCGATTGAAACTGGCTCGTGAAACCAACATTTACAATTTGGAAGAATGGGGTATTGCCTCGTTGGATGAAATACCTGCGGCTATCCTAGCTGAGCACCAGGCAATCATACACGCCGCTGAAGCTGAAACCAAAGCGAAAGACATTGCCAAGTTCATCGAATACATGAAAGAGGTTGAGGTTGGTGAACACAGCGTTGAAATTAAAAACTTCGCGAAGTCGGTTACAGGCGAGGATAATATAGAGGAACTGTACACTGTTCTAGGCGAAAAGGGTTTTCGTGCTTTGGTTGAACTGGTCAAAGAAATTAGTACCCGAGTCGAGGCACCTAAAGACATCAGCGAAATTGAAACACTGAAGGCTGAATTGCTAGAGCTACATAAAGACAGCGATGACCTTGATAAAATTAAAAACATGCTGGATGGTATTCAGGACAGCGAGACACCCGCTGTGGCTATCGCAGGCTTAAAACTATCGTTAGCCGAAGCTGAAAAATCAGCAAGCACAACAAGCACGGACTTGGCAAACATGACCAAGGAACGTGATGATCTATTAGTACACTTGGCGGAAGTCATTGTGCAAAACGATTCTAAGCAAGGGGTTGACCCAGCTAAGATGATTGGAATGTTCGGCAAGGGTTTGAGCAAAGCAGTAGCTGCTCTAACTGGTCGTCTTCCAGATTAACCCTAAAGGGTGTGCAACCCAAAAGTAAAATCAACAAGGAAACAAAATTATGCCATTAGAAAGTAAAATTGTAGAGGGTTTGAAAGCCCTTATTAAAGACGCCCAGGCTAAAGGCGGTGAAGCCGAAGTCAAGGAGGGCGATGAACTGTTGAAAGGTTTTGAAGAGCTTCTTGCGACTGAGATTGCGAAAGCGATTGCACCTCTGCAAGAAAACATGACCAAGCGTATCAACAGCATTACCAACCCAACAATCGTCCAACGTGGCGCTGATCGTGTTCTCGGTCTGACCGCAGCGCGAGCATTGCGTGCTTGGGTATTGACCGGCGGTGATCGTAAAGAAGCCCTGGCCTTCGCCAAAGCAAAGTGGGGCGAAGAAGAGCCTGCATTGCGAGCGTTGAAGAGTAGCTTCATCGGCGGACAAGAAAAGACAATGAGCGAAGGTAGTAACAGCGCCGGTGGCTTTGTTGTTAGCGGTGATCCAGCAGGCGAGTTGATCGAACTGTTGCGAGCCCAAAGTGTTATGCGCTCGTTAAACCCAATGGTCATCCCAATGTCATCTGACAGCAAGCCTATTCCACGGCTTTCAGGCGGTGCTTCATCTGGCTACATCGGTGAAAACACGGCTGACCAGGCTTCGGATCTGACGTTTGAACTGTTGGTATTGCGGATCAAGAAACTGCGTGCAACCGTTGCAATCTCTAACGAGCTGAATGACGATGCGGATGGTGCGACTGACCAAATGGTTATCGATGACATCGTTGGCTCCATGGCGGTTACTGAAGACACTGCGTTCCTGCGAGGTCTTGGTACGGTCAACGGGCCAAAGGGTCTTCGTTATTGGGCGCACGCCGACAACGTCACCGACTCCGCCGGTGCTGACGATGGCACCGATCCAACCCTGGCCGAAGTTCGTGAAGACCTGAGCGCCATGATTAACCAACTGACCAGCGCCAACGTTCGTATGCTTCGTCCAGCTTGGATTATGTCAAACCGATCTGCTAACTACCTCCGGTGGAACGTGGTCGACTCAAATGGTAATCTGCCTTTCGCTGCCGAAATGTCCTTAGGTAAGTTGAACGGCTGGCCTATCGGTGTCACCAACAACATTCCCAATAACTTGGGTGGTGGTACACGCGGTGGCTCAGAGCTTTATCTGGCTGATATGGCTGACGTTGTCATCGGTGACCGAAAGCAGGTTGAATTCGCCATCTCCGATTCTGCCAGCTTTGTTGATAGCGCCGGTAATACGGTTTCGGCTTTCGATAACGACCTCTTAGTGGTGCGAGCAATCGCTCGTCACGATTTGGTTGTACGTCACGACAAGTCAATCTCTGTTAAAACAACTGTGGCCTACACCACTTCTTAATCCACCTGTAAATAGCTGACGGGGCGTGAAGCCCCTGATGTGAGGAAATATGTTATGAACGGAAGAGATATCGGTGAGGAAATCCTTGCCAAGAACGCAATCCTAGGCACAGCGGTTCTGGCTGCTGGTACAGGTGACGCAACTGAAATCAATGGTAGCACAATCAATCGTGCTGCTCTTGGCAGCTTGTTTTCAAGCTGTAAATTAGCCGTCCACGGCAACACAACTCTTGCTTCGGGCGCGACATTAACCATCACTGCCAATATGCAGGATAGCGCCGACGGTGCTACTTGGGCTGACTATGGTACTGCCTTCGCTACTACAACGGTGAAGGACGCTGCTGGCGGCGCACTTACTGCCGTAGTTTTTGAAGCATTCTTGGACAACGATCTGCGTGGCGCTCGCCAGTACATTCGTGCCCAAGTTACGCCGAACCTGAGTGCAGGTGCAACGGATACTGCGATGGTACAAGCCACTTTGATTTTGGGTGGCCCTGAAGAATACCCTGCTGATTAATTAAGTGGGTTGAGGTAGAAGAATGAATAGGGAGGGTAACTTCCCTCCCTATTTTTAATCGTTGGAGGGCGAAGTGGAACAAAGAGATTTTAAACCGAACATGGATAGGCTAAGAAGTGATGTGAACGTTGCCATTGCAACTCCTATGCTTTCGGACTTATGTACTAAAACGTATACAATCTCCCTAGCCCAAACTGTCAGGGAATTCGCAATCGCAAAGATACGACTATCTATTTTGATGAACGTTGGCCACAGCATTGCGCAAGCTCGCAACCGATTAGTGTCAACGTTTATGGCACATGAACAGTTCACGCATTTATTGTTCATTGATAACGACCACGGCTGGTCACCGATGAACATCGTCAGACTGTTAGAAATGGACAAAGATGTTGTTGGCGTCGTCGCGCGGAAGAAAACTGAAGAGGTATTGTGGGCAGCGAATATTCCGAACGTGCCAACAGTTATAGACCACACCGGCGCGATGGAAATACTAGGCGAGATAGGAACAGGCTTTTTACTAATCAAGCGTTCAACGTTTACTCGCATGTTTATGATGTATCCTGAATTGGCAAGGCAACACCCTGACGAGAACGCCAGCAAAGCGGGGAAAGAAAATTACTATGCATTATTCGCAGTCGGGGCAGATCACAAAGGTAGGGAATGGTCAGAGGATTTAGTTTTTTGCAAACGCTGGAAGCATTTGAAAGGGGCTAAGATTTGGTGTGACCCAGGCGCTAGTATTTCCCATATTGGGACGTATGACTATAAAGGCGCATTAAGCGACTCATTGTTTGGGGAAGAAGCTAATGACTGATAAAGTCAAAATCATTTACAACCAAAGCACTGCAACAGGATTCAATCGCACAGATAGTCAAATGCTTGATGAAATTGATGCAGAAAAAATCGTCAAAACCGGGGTGGCTATTTATGCAGTTCTCCCTAAACCGAAAGCCAAAGCAAAGAAAGTGGAGAAGTAAATGACAATAACCAATAGTGGGACAAAATTGAATTCACTGAAGGATGCACCTGAAGCGGCTACAAATTCAATTGCTGATAACATAGTTGTGTTGATGCGAATGACAAAATCTTTTGCTGGATTTAACGAAGGTGAAGTCGCCAGGTTTAAATCAAAAGTCGCTGCCGATTACATTCGCAGGGGAATCGCTGTTCTGGAAGGTTCAACTGTATTAACTGAAGCAAATGCAGTAGGGACCGCGTTGCATAGAGCATTAGGTGATGTTCGACGCGCATTTGATGCCAGACGTGCAGCAATGACGCATGAAAAAATCCTAGCAAACGCTGAACTTGCAGCTGAAGAATCAATTGCTGCAGTTTATGCGGAACACGGAGCCGAAATCGAACGTGCATTTGGTGCTCGTGCAGTTTTGGAAGCTGTTCATGCTGCTGCAACCGAAGCTGAAGATAATGCCATTGCTGAGGCACTTGTGAAGGTGTCGGATTTTGCAAAAGAAGTTGAATCCACCACCAAAACAGTGAAAAAATCTGATGACAAAGAAGCTGCCGAAGCTGCAGTGGTCCAGGCACAAGAAAATAAAGACGCTGCTCAGGCCGAACTCGACGTTTTCATTGATGCCTCTACCGAAGCCAGCAAAAATCGAGCTGCTGAAATAAAGGGAGTGGCTGATTTTGACCCAGCAATTAAGGACGCAGCTGACGCAAAAATTGCGGAACTTGAAGCTGAATTGGAAAATCACAGTCAGATGATTAGCAAATTGGAGCAGGAATATGCAAGCTCCTAACGACAAGCAAGTCAAGCCTCCCGTCGCTCAGCATCCTTCAAAAGATAAAGAGCGAAAGAAGGCCTCTGTTAAAGATCCTAACCCTGGTATGGTGGTCAAATGACAGTCACAGTAACAACTAAAGCACTTAATTCCGGCTTGGTGACACTTGTGGATTTGAAAGTGGCTATTGCTCCTGGTGATTTAGATGATGTATTCTTGACTAGCGCTATTGTTAGAGCAACGAATCACATTGAACGAATCACACGGCGCAAATTTGCTCGTGAAGTTGTTACTGAGACTTTTAATGGTAGTGGTAGAACGGACCAGATATTAAGTCGATTTCCACTCGCTAATTTAGGCGCGTTGACTCGTGAAAGTGCGACCATAGCTACTACTGAATATGGAATTTTAGATGTGGATTCCGGTTTGGCTTTCATGGAGACAGGTTGGGTCGAAAATGTCATGACATCACGTGACATCACGGTCCGATACACTAACCAATATGGCGATTTTAATCATTCGCTTGTCTACACGGCAGGTTATTTGATGTCGGGTGATAATATTATTGCGAATACTGCAATCACATCTGATTCAACAGGCAAAACATTCACGCTTCCTACCGGGTCAAAATGGCCGTTATTTGTTCCAGGAGATAAAGTGACATTTGCGGGATTTGTGAATACTGCACTTAATGAAGAATTCACAATAGCGACACGCGACACGGATCTGCAAATTACAGTTTCTGACACAATTGCAACTGAGGTAGGCACAATTGTTACTATGATTTGTCAAACACTTCCTGACGATTTAATTCAGGCATGTATTGAAATCGTGAGTTTTTGGTTTCAAGGTAGGAAAAGAGGCGGCTCTCTCTCAAGCGAAAAGATTGGTGATTGGGCTGGGGTTTATAATAATTCCCTCCCGGCTAACGCTATAAAAATAGTAAATTCGTACAGGACAATTTTTTAGTGAGTACCATTGGAGCGCATTTGCTGAACAAAACTGCAGTTACGACTAGAATGGTTTATACCCATAATGGTCGCGGTGGTGATATGTTCAGATTTGCGGTCCATCCTGTAAATAGTAGTGTACCACTTCGATATTATGCTGCGTCTGGAAGGGAGTTAGAAGTTGCTAATCGTCTGGACGAACGAATTTCTCATATTGGATATGTACAGCCCACTATTGATATTGCTCGCGACGATAGTTTTTTTGTTGATTCTATACGACTAAATATTATAGCAGTGCTGCCGACTAGCGATGGTCATCATATTAAGTTAATGTTGCAAAAAGACAAAGAAACTTGGACAGTTAAAGCGCAATCAAAAGATGGTGTGATTTTGCAAACCAAAGATGATGCTGGTAACATCATTGAATTGGAGATTAAGCCATAATGGCAAAAGGCTCAAAAGTTGTATGGCGAGAGAATATTTTCTTTGATGTTGTTAGAAAAGACGTCGAGCAAAATATGGGTAAAGTTGTCAATTTTTTAAGAAATGAAGTTGTCAAATCTATCAACACTAGCCAGCCTACGAAAAGGGCTGCTAGTGGAAAACGTACAGGATTGAATCCGAGCAAGCCTGGTGAAGCCCCAAAACGAGTAGAGGGTGATTTAGTTAAAAGCATAACTACTGAAGTTTTCACCGAGGATAAAAAGGTTAGAGGGTTTTATGGCAGCACACAAACAGACAAGGCCTTGGCATTGGAATTTGGCACAAGTGATATGGAGCCTAGGCCGTTTTTACGCCCCCCCTTGACTTTACATAGAGAAGCCATTGTCAGGATGTTGTCGGAATGAGTATTACTACTGCCCCCTTTTATGATTTGTTGGTAGGAGATGCCGTAGTCCTTACATATCTCCAGGAATTTAATGGTAGAGCAAACATATTTACATACCAACCAGTCCCAAAAGGAGTAGTTGGTACTTATATTATAACAGCGGGTGAAATTGTTAGTACTCCAAATGACAGTAAAGATGTCACTGGAAGACGAATTACTCGAGACATAAGGTGCTATGCACCAGCTGATGGAAACAACACAGATATAGAAGCTCTTGCTGAAAGAGTTCGTACGTTGTTTCATCGCGGCAGCATTGTGATTCCGGGCTTCAAAACGATATATGTAAATGTAAATGGCCCAATACCACTTGATGAAGAATACATGTTCGGTCGTGTGTTGACCGTTGATTTACTACTTTCGGAATTATAGGAGAACATCATGGCTGAAAAAGGTGCGGCGTTTTTACTGAAGAAGGCTCCAGTCGGTGTAACAGTAACGTTCACTGCGGTTGGCGACCTTTGCAACTATACGGCGCATGGGCTATCTGCTGGCGCTCCGATCATATTCACCAACGTTGGCGGCGCTTTACCCGCAGCATTAACGGTAGGCCAGCTTTATTACGCAGGTACAATCCTGACTAACTCATTTGAGATCTTTGCTACTAAAGCGAAGGCTCTTGCTGGGACTGTTAACATCGCGCTGGCTGATGCAGGCACAGGTACAACCACAGGCCATGCAATGACCACAGTTGCTGGAATGCGTTCAACCTCATTTACTGCTAGTGGTGAAGAAGTTGACCGCACAACTAAAGACTCCGCAGGCTGGCGTGAATTGTTAGCAGGCGCAGGCGTTACTAATTTTTCAATATCCGCGTCAGGCGTGTACGCAGATGACGTTGGCTTGCAGAAAATGCGGGTTGACGCTATTACTAAAGCTCTGGATTATTATAGCCTCGTGTTTGAAAGTGGTGATGAATATTTCGGGCTGTTCCAGGTCGGCAGTGTTGAACAGGCAGGCGAACACAACGGCGAAGTCACTTACAGCATTTCGCTGTCAAGCTCAGGTGCAATCGCTTTAATTGATAACGTGTAAGGAGAAACATCATGGCTGAAAAAGGTTTAGCATTTTTATTGAAAGTCGCAGGTGTGGCAGTCGCAGGAATGCGTTCAACCTCATTTACTCTCAACGGTGAAGAAGTTGATGTCACCAACAAGGACTCCGCAGGCTGGCGCACGTTGTTAGCAGGTGCAGGCGTTACAAGCATGAGCGTTTCAGCGTCGGGTGTGTTTGTTGACAACAGCAACATGATCGCCGTTCGCGGCTACGCAATTGCGAAAACGTTGAACACGTTTGTTCTTGAGTTTGAGTCTGGTGATACCTATACAGGCAGCTTCCAAGTTGCATCATGTGAACAATCTGGTGAGCATAACGGCGAGGTGACTTATAGTATCTCACTGTCAAGCTCAGGGGCGGTAACATTCGCAGCGGCTTAATAGGCCGCTTTAACTAACGGCATTGGAGAGGAGGATCTCAAATGGCAAATAAAAGAAGAGGTGAAGTAGAATTTGAAGCCTTGGATAAGGCCGGGAATCTACGCATTTACAAAATGAGAATGAGCCTGGGCGCGATGGCAGAATTGGAAGATGTGTTTGAACTTGAAGACATCTCCAAACTGTCTACCATCTTTGAAGGTCAGAAGTTTAAGATCCGCCAACTCATTCAACTGTTAGGCGCTCTGATTCGCGGCGGCGGTGAAGACGTTGACGATTCAGATATTGAATCTATGGACTTGGATGCGGTTGAAGCATTCAGTAAGGCTATGGAAGCAATTAACATGCAAGGGGAAAATAAAGATAAATCCCCAAAGCACAAAGCAGCAACGAGGGCCAAGAAGAAGTAGGTTTTGATTGGATAGCGTTGATGGAGTTAGGGCTTGGCAAATTACAATGGACGCCTGATACATTTTGGGCGTCCTCCCTAATAGAAATTGAATGTGCTGCACATGGGTTGGCGAAGCTGCACGGAGTAGAGGACGAAGCTAGTGGTACATCTATAAACGAACCGCTTAGCATGTCTGAATTTGAAGCGTTAAAGGAGAAGCTAGGTGCCAACTAAATTAGGTGAAGCTAGTGTAGAAATAAACGTAGACCTTGCTAAGTTTAAGCGTCAACTTGAGGAGGCTGCAAAGATTACAGGCCGCATGGCTGACCGCATGGCCAAGTCTCTCGACCGTGTGGGCAAGAAACTTCAATCTATAGGTAAAAGTTTTTCCACTAAGTTAACAGCGCCTATGTTGTTAGCTGGTGCAGCTATTGGTAAAGTCACTAGTGACTTTGATTTAAGTTTGTCCCGCATAGTGGGTCTTGTTGGTGTTGCAGAAAGCCAAGTTAAATCTTGGCGCGAAGAAATTTTGTTGTTAGGCCCTGCTGTAGGTAAAGGCCCTAACGAACTTGCTGAGGGTTTATTCTTTATTACGTCTGCTGGTGTTAGAGGTTCCGCAGCGATGACGCTGTTAGAACAATCTGCTAAAGCTGCGTCCGCAGGACTGGGGGATACTAAAGTCGTCGCTGACGCTGCGACAAGTGCTGTTAACGCTTATGGCGCTGCTAACTTGGATGCGGGTACAGCTATTGGAATTCTAGTAGGTACAGTGCGAGAAGGTAAGGCTGAAGCGGCGAGCATCGCGGGTGTTATGGGTCAGGTGTTACCTATCGCTGCTGAGCTAGGTGTATCGTTTGATCAAGTAGGCGCAACCATCGCAGCAATGACCCGCCTGGGTTTGCCTGCTGAAGAAGCGGTCACCAGTCTTAAAGCAACTATGTCATCTTTAACTAAGGTCACCCCTGACGCGGAAGTTGCCATTAAAGAAATGGGTCTTAGTTTAGAAACACTTCAAGAAGACTTGAGAAAGCCTGGTGGGTTGTTAAATGTACTCACCCAATTAAAAGCAAAGGTCGATACCACTGGGGTCGAGATGACTAGAATATTTCCTAACATTCGCGCCTTGACTGGTGTGTTAGGTCTTGTCGGTAAGAACGCGGCTATAACAAAAGAAATATTTGAAGCTCTAGCTAAAGATGGTGTGCAAACACTAGACACGGCGTTCAACGTTGTTGCAAAAGAGTCGGGCTTCAAATTCAATCAAGGTATGGTTAGAATAAATAATTCAATGGTACGATTGGGCGATGTACTACTCCCTGTCGTTGTGCCCCTCATTACTAAATTTACCAAAGCTATAGATAAGGCCGCGCTCTCTTTCAGCAAGCTAGATGCTAGTACGAAGGCATGGATTGTTATTGCTGCGGGTATTGGAGTAGTGTTAGGCCCTGTTCTTATTGGTGTTGGTTTACTCGCGATTGGTTTAGGCGCTTTGATTATTGTCATGAAAAGTGTTGCCACGGCCGCTGTGTTTATGGGGAGAATGATAGGCACAGCAATGTTAAAAATTCTTAGCGTGCCTGGTTTAATCATAGGAGGCTTTGTTGCACTTGCAGTAGCGATCGTCGTATTCAAAGAGACTGCGATTGGTGTGGCTACAGGTGTATACAATGCATTCAAGAAATCGTTAGTAACTCAGTTCAATAACGACATAGCACGCCCCTTTATTAGCTTGTTGAATAATATGTTTGACTTCCTACCCGCTAAAGTTCAGGAAATGTTAAGTTTCTTAAAACCTATATCGGTGCCTGATATAATTGAAGGCACGTTAGGGGATGACCTCAGTAATGTGCTTCAGGCTGCATTTGCTCAAGGCAAAATAGACGCTGATAATTTTAAAGGATTCCTCCAAGAAACATTAGGGAACCTTAGTGATGCATTCAATATCGGCGGCGGTGAAGGTTTACTGGCTGAGATGGAAGACCAGTTTGAAAAGCTCAAAGGTCTGTTTGCAGAAACAGGTGACTCAGGTTCAAAGGCCGCTGAGGTATATCAGTCGAGATGGCTACAAGCTGCGGCTGCGGCCAAAGAAGGTATAAAAGATTCATTAGAAGATATGATATTGAACTTTAGAAGCCTCGGTGAAATGGTCAGGAGCATCGCCAAAATTATCCGCGACGAATTACTACGAGCTTTGATAGCTAAGCCTATTGCTGGTTTTGTATCAGATCTAATTGGCACATCGCTAGGGCTTGGCGCAGCCGGTGGTGGTGATATCAGTGGCCCGACTCTTGTTGGTGAACGTGGCCCGGAAATATTCAACCCTAAAGGCGCAGGTACTATACTCAACAATTCAAACTCAAAGAGAATGCTTGGAAGTGGGGGCGGTGTAACAGTAGTCCAGAATATTACCTTCACAACAGACGTGCAAAAAACAGTCCGGGCGGAAATTGTTAATGCTGCGCCAATATTATCCAACGCAGCGGCGACGCAAGTCTTTGACCAGATGCGTCGGCAAGGGAGAGGCTAACCATGGCGATCACATATCCACGAGCGTTACCCGTAGCGCCAGCGCCGAGAAAGAACACCTTTGAACTTATATTCAACATCGACGTTATGGAATCTCCCATTACAAAGCAGGCCGTATTCGACGAGAAGCAAGGCCACAGATGGGAGGGCATATTTTACTACCCTAAAATGACATCGTTAACAGCGCGTGAATGGAAGGCCTGGTTCACCACAATGAAAGGCCCGATGAAAACCTTCTATTGTTTTGATCCTGATAATAAACTTCCGGTCGGTATAGCTGCGGTCGGTACTGATACCCCACTCGTCAGGGGCGCAGGTCAAGGCGGCACATCAGTCTTGACCGACGCATGGCGGGTTAACGGAACTGGTCTGCTACTACCAGGCGACGACGTTCAAGTTGGAACAGAGTATAAGCGCGTGACCGAAACCGTTAGTTCCAACGCAAGTGGAATCGCTACAATAAACTTCGAGCCGAAGCTGCATGGCACGTTGGCTGATAACGCTGCGGTTGTGTTTGATAATCCCAAAGGGATCTTTCGTATGGACGGGATGTCAGTGCAATATAATAGCGATGAGTTCGGCGTGCATGAATTCGCAATTGCTTTTGTGGAGCATTTCTAAATGGTTGACCGCACATTAACAGCCGGGGTCATAGCACAGACCGAAGCACGTGAATATAGCACGGCAGGATTTGTGCTGTTAGATTTTGACACTGATCCCGTTTATGTATGGACGGGAACTAAACCTATGACCGCAACACTGCCAACAGAAACCTCACACACCTATTTGGGCATTGGAGCATTGGGTAGTATTGACGGAATAATGGAAAGTGCGGATCGTTCGACCAATGGTGTCAAGCTGACAATGAGCGGGATAGACAACGATCTTCTTGCCAATGCGCTAGGTCAGAATTATCAAGGTCGTGCTGCGAAGGTGTGGCTAGCATATCTTGACGCTGCTGGCGCAATCATCCCTGATCCGTTAGTGTTCTTCTCCGGCCAGATGGATGTGATGAACCTCGTCGATGGTGACACGCAGGGCGCAATTGAAATGATATGCGAGAGTCGCGACGCATTGCTTAAGCGAACCTCAGAAAGTTTACTGACAGATGAAGAACAAAAACGAATCTACCCAAATGACAGGGGCTTAGAATTCGTGATGGAGCTGCAGAACAAAGCAGTATCATGGGGAGAAAAAGGGAGCGACGCGGCTGCTGGTGCCGGTGCTGCTGGCGGTGGTGTTATCGGAACCGGAGTAGGGACACAGAGATTTTGAAACTAATTAAGAAAGAACATTGGCCAGAAACATTGTTGGGCGAAGTTGACCGCGCAAAGACTCGCGCTTTTGAATTCGGCAAACACGATTGCTGCATGTTTACCGCTGGCATCATAAAAAAGATGACGGGTACAGATCCAGCAAAGAAACTGAGGGGTTATAAAACCCAGGCTGGCGCTGTTCGCATGTTAAAGACTAACGGCAAGGGTACGCTGCTAGCAACGATGAACGCTGTAATGAAAGACCATGGCTGTGCACTTGAAAGGAATGTTAACTTGTTGCGGCGCGGCGATGTTTGTATAGCAAAGGTGAAAACGCCTGAAGGTAAAATTGAATGGGCTGTTGGTCTGTGCATAG